ATCTTGTAAATATCGTCATATGTATATACGCTGTTATCGTTCAACAAGTGATTGGGTTACCAAAGAAAGGATATGGCGACTCATATACGGGCGTGGCTTTATGTCGGATAGAGTAGACACTATATGGTTTTATATTCCCGAAGACTTGTTAAGTTTTGCCCTACTCATTGATGATTCATTAGAACCATTACCCAGATATGACTATATTGATTAGTGAGCGGCTATCCAGCCAATGAGCAAGCCCAATAGGAATGCAGTATAGTTCAATACCAGTAATCCTATTATATACAAGTGATTAGTCTCAATCCACTTTAGAGCTAATTCTTTCAGTTGTTGTTTATTCATAAGGGTTCCATTTGGTCATTGACTGCTTCAACACGCTCTGCGAACTTATGTGCGTATACATTATCCTTGTTCATGAACTCGGCTAACAAAGCCTGCATGAATCCTATTTGATACAGCATCTGTCTGTGTGTATCCTGAGGATATTTCTTTACCGCTAGTTCTAATAGCTGTTTACGTATATAGTCTATGTATTGAGTTTGTAGCATGACATCGCTCCCCTATATGAGTATTTAAACATCGCTGGCGCTTGGCAGCGTTGCTGGGCTGCTTCGCAGTAGAGGAGGGTTAAGTGCGGCCCTTTGGTTTTACCGAATGATAGCGACTAATGTCATGTGCCAAGGCTATAATGTCTGCTTGCTCATGCTCACGTTTCATTATATTGGCTAGGGCCACTACTATCTGTACATTGCCCAACTCATAACAGCCGTTACTGTCAATCCTATCCACTGATGCCTTGTTCTTATCCCCAATTCTAAATGTAACTGCACGTCCAGATAGGGCGCAGATCTTCTGTGTGGCCAGTAACTCTGTCAGTTGCTTTAGGCTAAGTTTGAACTTGATACCACGCTTCTCTGCTCCCGCACGGAGTTTCTTCAATTGATCCCTGGCAAACGCTTGCGGATCATTGGCCAATCTATCAGCACGATTCTGCATATAACGTCGTTGGGATTGATTATTGGTGCGCAGTCTATACTGTTGTTGATAGACTCTTTGTTGTTCAGTTAATGCCATTGCTCATCCAGTTAGTTAAACATCGCGTGATTATATACTAGATTTTATCTTTGTCAAGTGATTTAAATATCATTATGAAGACTGGCTACTTACCAGAGTATCACGGCTTTCAATACCGTGCTTGGGCTCCGTGGCCTCAGAACTCTGTTGCTCAGATGGATTGGGTAGATGGCATCATGTGCGTAGAGGATTGGCTAGCTCGCTATGTGGGACCGCATCATTCGCACTGGGCTTGGGATCGTGTGGATCTCTGTAGTCAAGGACAGTACATAGGTGTAGCTTTTAGAGAAAGTCCACATCGCACACTGTTTCTTTTACGATGGGGTGTAGGTAAATAATCAATACGGACATTAAGGATCACTCGTGCCACAACTATTATTCAAACGTACCCAATTAAACGGAGTTCAAGGACTTCACAGTACCAGTGTTAGAAGTGATTTGGAAAACGTGGACTATGCTATATTCTACAATCCCACTACTAAAGAATTAACCTATGCTGATGCTAATGCCGCAGGTGGTTCAGGATCAGCCGCACAGCCCACTACTCGTGGCAGCGTGTATGGTTTAACCGATTTAAACAATACGGGTGTGGGTCGTAGTGTGTTTGCCAGTGTGGATACTGGTAATGGTAATTCAGCATTTGGTAAAAACGCACTCACAGCCTTGACTGGTGGTGAAGGCAACACAGCTATAGGGGATGGTGCAGCCATCCTGTTGACCACTGGCACTAACAATACCATAGTGGGCTCAGGCGCAGGATCTGCATTGTTAAGTGGAGATGAGAACACACTGATTGGACTTAATGCGGGCAATAACCTTACCACAGGTTCAACCAACATAGTGATTGGTCGCAATGCCACAGCCAGTTCAGCCACAGTGGCCAACGAAGTAACATTGGGCGGCATCAATATTACCAATACACGCTTGCGTGGCGCAATCAGTGTGGGCAACTTGACTCCCAGCGCAGGCACAGCTGGACAAGTGCTAACTAGTCAAGGGTCAAGCTCCGCTCCAGTATGGGGAGCACCTACTACACAGATACAACCTGATTGGAATGCGGTCAGTGGATTAGGATCCATACTGAACAAACCCACTATACCGGCAGCACAGGTACAGACTGATTGGAATGCTACATCAGGACTGGGAGTATTACTGAACAAGCCCACAGTGTTTACCAGCACATTTATTGGCACTACCAGTTTGGCATTTAATCGTAGCAGTGGTAGTCAAACACTCTCAGGGGTCAGCATCAGTGGCAATGCTGGCACAGTGACCAACGGAGTTTACATTAACGGCTCATATTCAGACCCTACTTGGTTAACTGCCTTGAGTACGGATAAACTGGGACAGGGCACTGCCACTGACGGACAAGTATTAAGTTGGAGCACCAGTGGTAACAAGTGGCAACCTGCTAACCCTGCTAACTTGCCATTCCTAACTTATATTAAAACTTCAGACCAGTCTGTTACTACCAGTATTCGTTGCTCATTCAGCTCCACAGTGGTTAATGGCGGTGGCGTAGCGTTTGGATCAATGGCATCCAACGGGGTGTTTACATTCTCAGTCGCGGGCAGTTACATGGTCACTATCAGCTTTAACGTCAGTGCTAATCCAGATGCTTGGGGTAGGGTAGACAGCACAGATACTCCACGCTATACACAATGGAGCATAGGTTCTACAGGAGCACAAAAAGGTTCTATTAGTGAAGTGGTCACTGTGACTGCGGGACAGACATTTGATTGGTGGATCAGCAGTATCTGCACAGTGTTTGGCACAGGCGACACTAGAACTAGAATATCATTTGTTAAGTTGGCTTGATCAGTTTAGGCTTTATACGATATAGTGTGCCGTCGTAGTATCGGTAGTCAGTATAGAAATTGCCTTTAGCTCTAATATATCCAAATACTTCTTCTTTTAATTTGTTAGGTAGTTTCTGTAGGAAACTGTTGGTACTGTAGCGTACACCTTTAGTAACTTCCTCAACTTCATGCACCCAAAAGTAATCCGCAGGGAATATAAGAGCATCTCCCCGTCCTAACTTGATCTTGTGTTGGCCATTCCAAAAACTAAACTCTCCGCCTTCGTAATCATCATTCAAGTTGAAAGTGCATGAACCATATACGAATGGATCGTGATCAGTATGTGGATGTATCTTAGCACCAGTTTCGTATTTTAGAAGTCTGTACATATGGCTGTGCATCAGACACTGTCTGTACTCTGTATGGAATGCACCAAATGTGTCTAAGTAATCGTGATACTCGTTAATCATTTGTTCTGTTGCATCGTGTATTATTTTAAATGCAGGTGTGTTCAATACCAATTCAATACGTTTAAAAGTACTGTAAGTGTCAACGCCTGTGTTTGCCTCGGGGCAACGTTCTAATACATTTTCGTTGTTGCGTTGCTCGTACTCGTTGATTAATAAATCACACTGTTCAGATGTTAAAAAGTTTTTCTTGTGAAAAATTAGTTGACTTAGGTTAATTGGCATTCTATATCCTCGTTGCAGGGGTATTTATAGCATAACTACTAGCATGGAAAAATTAAATCAATTCTACATTAATCGTCGATTGGCCCAGTGCAAAACTTGTCCCAACAATCAATTAGGTACTTGTCGGGGCTGTGGATGTATCATTGCCGCACTGGTTGCTTGGCCATGGGGTGTTTGTCCCCTGAAGCGTTGGTAAGCAATTCTGGTAAATAGTTTATAAAAGCGGGAAGTAGAACCCATAATCAGGAATTGACGAAATGGCAAAATCAGTAAAAATACGTAGAGGTAAGACCATTGAGCACATTAATGCGCTCAACAATACAGGTTTTACGGGAGAAGTAGGTGAGATCACTGTTGATACCGATCTTAATACCATCCGTGTTCACGATGGCGTAACACTTGGCGGACACAGTCTTGCCAACACACTCAACCCGATATTCACTGGCATCGTGAATTCACAAGAATTTAGATTTAAAAACAGTTATGCCACACTGGGAGCATTTCCTGCAGCCGCAACCAGCAATCAAGGTATGGTGGCCTATAACCAAGCAGATGGTAAAGAGTATTACAGCAATGGCACAGCGTGGACTCCGCTAGTTCAAACAGCAGACTTAAATGGTTTCGTTTCCAGTGGTATAAATTTCGTAGGTCAAAATGGCGATGCTAATATATTCGCTGACAAAACAGGTTCACAGTTAAGATTTAAAAAGATTCGTCCAGGTAATAACATCACAGTGTCCACAGGCGATGCTGATGTGGTACAGATCAATGCGGCCAACTATGTGGGTGCAAACACTAACGTGGGTAGTCCAATATTCAAAAATGTAACAGGTACAACATTTAACTTTAGAGGCATCCAAGCAGGCGATGGTATTACTGTGGCTGTTAGTGGAACTGACAACAGTGTTATCGTCACAAGCAATTTACTACAAGCGTTTAATACAGTCAACGTCAACAACACAACAAACATTCCTACAACAACTGCTAATGATACAATTAGATTTTTAAATGGTGTTGGAGTTAGTTTTGTTGGTAATGCTAATGGTAAATCTGTTACTGCTAACTTGGCATTGGCCGCAGTGAACAATACATTACAAACTGGTAGTAATGTGTTAGGTACGTATTCTAACGCAACATTGACATTTAACAAAATACAGGCTGGTTCAGGCATTGTGTTAAGTTCAGGCAGTAATGGTGAGATAGTTGTTAGTGCTCCACAAGTTGGTACAGTAACAGGAGCCGCTAACTTAAACCCACCAAGCCCAACATCATTAGGATTGTACAAACAAGATGATGCTGGTGTATTAAAGTTCTATAACATCAGTGCTGGTAGTAATGTTTCTATTTCTTATATTGATGGCAACAACTTACAGATCAGTGCAGCCACAGGCGGTAGTGCGGGTGTTGGTACTGTACAGTCTGGTACAGCAACTTATCTAGCCTATTATCCAAGTACTGGCACAGCAGTTGGTCCAATTGCAGGTGGTGGTGCGTATTGGGATAGTGCTACAAGTAAAATCGTTGCCAACATTACAGGTACGGTGTCTAGTATCAGTAATCACACAACCACTGGGTTAGCTGAAGGCACTAACTTATATTATACATCACAACGTTTTGATGATGCATTGGCAACTAAGACAACTAGTGATTTAGCTGAAGGTACAAATTTGTACTTCACAGTAGACCGTGCGCAGGATGCAGTCAGTGATATGTTGTTGGCAGGCAATGCCAACTTGGTAAATGTCAGCTATACTACAACTGCCGCAAGTACGAGCACAGCAACTATCACAGTATCTAACACAGCAGGATTAGTTAATGGCTATGTAGTAACTGGCAGTACAGTTCCATTAGGCATTACTCATACTATTCAAACAGTGGGTGTTGGTACATTCACAGTCAGTCCTGCGGTGTACGCAGTTATTGGCACAGCGTTTACTATTACTAATCCAGCAGATGGTTCGACAATACGTTTAAATGCCACAGCCGCAAGTACCAGTACTGCTACTGTTACCATAACAGACAATACAGGAATTACTGCTGGACAATTTATGACTGGCACAGGTGTCTCTGGTACAAGCACTGTACAAAGTACATCAGGTAGTACACAAGTTGTGTTGACTCCAGGTTATAATGTTCGAGTTACTAGTGGAACAAGTCTAACATTTAGCACACTGACTGCAACTGGATTGACCAGCACATATTCAGACTCAACTGATACATATACATTCAGTGTAGACAACAATTACATCGGCCAACGTGCTCGCACAGCAATTAGTGTACAAGCAGGTCAAGGTTTAACATATGACTCAGTTAGTGGACAACTAAGCCTAAGTGGCGCTGTTACACAGGTTAACGGACAAACAGGCACAGTTATATTGGCAGTGGGTGACATCACTGGAGCGGCTCCGGCAGCAAGTCCAACGTTTACTGGCACACCACGTACAGTTAACATAACTGCTGGTGATGATAACTTTAAAATTGCTAATAAGAAATATGTTGACGATAACATCTTAGCAGTTAGAGGTGCAACACCAAGTGCTGGGTTGACCACTGTGCAGGCATTAGGTGCTGCCATTAATGGCGATACACTGTTCTATCAAACTGTGAGTAGCTCAATTGATTTAAAATTGTCACGTAGTGGAGGAACAGTTACTGGATTGTTGTTATTAAATCACGTTGTTGGTGATCTTGATGACGATAAAACTGCGGCAACTAAACGTTATGTTGATATTAAAGCAACAGTACAGACTGTGAACAGCAAGTCTGGTAACGTGTTATTAAATGCAGATGACATTGCAGAGAGGGTAAGTCCTGCTCCAGTTAATGTGTACTTTACACAGGCTCGTGCAAGAGCATCTATCAGCGCAGTAGCAGATGGAAGTATCAGTGACATCATTAGTTACGATGACACCACAGGTGTAATTAAATTTAACGGAGCACAGGTAAGATCCACAGTTAGTGTACAGCAAGACAACTCCATTTTAACTTTATTGTCTTATGCAAGTAATGATGGCGTTGTTAGATTCAACCCAAATACAGACGTATTAACTGAAGGCACAAACAATTTATTTTACACAACCACAAGAGCACGTGGTGTTATCAGTGTTGTGAGCAACGGCAGTCAAGCAAACTTCTTAGCATACAGCAGTGCTAACGGACAGATAAGTTACAATGCAAGTTCAGATAAAGTTTCTGAAGGAACAAATAACTTATACTTCACAAGTGTTAGAGCACGTGCGGCTATTAGTTTAGCAACAAGCGGATCACAAACACAGTTATTAAGTTATAACAGTGCAAATGGACAGTTTGGTGTTAACGCAACAACTACCTACATCGCTGAAGGTACTAATCAATATTACACAGATAGTAAAGCACGTTCAGCAATAAGTGTAACAGTTACTAACTCAAATAACATTGACGAACAGAATATTTTGACTTACAGTAACGTAAGCGGAATATTACAATTTAATGCAAACACAAACAGTATCTATGAAGGTACTGATAACTTGTACTTTACAGATGCTAGAGCTAGACTAGCAGTTGCATTGACAACAACTGACAGCACTGTATTAAGTTATGACAACGTAACAGGCTCATTCACATTTACTAAACCAAATACAGATAAGATTGCAGAAGGTAGTACAAACAAGTACGCAACAACTACCACAGTTCGTCCAATGGTCAGTGCAGTGGTAACAACTACGGCTGGCATTGCTACTGGTAACCATATGACCTATAGTAGTTCAACTGGTGAGTTCACTATCAATGCTAACAGCGATAGTTTAACTGAGGGGAATACTAACATATTCTTCACTAACACTAGAGCGAGAAATGCAATTACTTTCTCAACTACAACAGTTAACAGTAGTGGTACAGCTTTATTAGCATATACTCCTTCAACTGGTGCATTAGTGTTTAACAACAGCACAGACAGTTTGACTGAGGGTACAACAAACAAATGGGCTAGCGATGCAACTGTACGTTCTAAATTATCTGTAACAGGCGGCAATGGCGGTGTGATGACATACAACAGTACAACTGGAGTATTCAGCCCAACTATCACTGTTAATACAACTAATTTAGTTTACACTCCTAGTGCTGATGGAACTACTGCTAAAACATTAGACACTGTACAAAATATTAGTGAGGCAAGCAGTCCTAAGTTTAATAAACTTAATTATGTTTCAGCTAACTTGCCAGCGGCTCCGTTAACATTAAACAATCCAGGTAACGTTGGTGTTGTATTGGTTAACTTGAACAACGGTTACTTCCATGAATTTAATCGTGACAGAAACATAACTGGTATTACTTTCCTAAACCCACCAGCAAGTGGAACATACGTTGAAGTCGTTGTTAGCTTGTGTAACGTAAGTGGCGGAGGTTGGCAGTTCAATCCTGTATCTTCTGTTAAATGGCAAAACGGAGCATATCCAAACTTGCTCAGTACAACAACAGCCGCAACAGCAAGAGATATATTTAAATTTGCCACATACGATGGTGGCACAACGTGGTTAGAGATTTCACGTTCAATCAACGTTGTTTAATAGGGTAAATAGAATTATGCGAGCACATGAATTTATAACAGAAAGAGACATTCCTGCACACGTTTGCAAGAGTCCAAAGCACTTGGGTCGTAGTGATCAAAGTCAGTGTGTGGCTAAAGGACTACGTCCACATCATGCACACAAGATTATTAACGGCAAACAAATATACGGCAAGAAGATTCCACACCAGAAATATTCTAACAGCCCAGATGCAATGAAGAGCCCACTATAATGAATACATTGCCATATCCAATGATTGCCTGTGTTGGATACCCAACGCATGAAATGTTTGAATATCTCAAACACAACAATACTGATCCAAGAGTTTACGATATATTGGATATATGGAATGACAGCAACGAGTCTGCTAAAAAATATAGACCTATGATGCATGACTACATGCAAAGGGATATGAACTTGAGAATGACAACTAAGTTGGCATTGGACAGACATCAAGAAAATTACACAGCATTAGCAGAAGAGATTACTGATCCAGATGCAGTTAAAGAACTATTTAGAAGTTTTCATAATTTCTATTTTGACTACATTGAAAGTATAAAATACATTTTAGATGATGCTAACGTATTAATCCCTTATCCACTAACATCAAACAAAACTATAGAGTTTGATCATTACATCATTTTGGAACAAAGCGAACAAGGTGTGCGTGAAGAGTTCGGTTCTTCCCCTGCATTGTTATTAGAGTTTGATATGATTAAAGATCGTATTGCAGAAGTTACACAATGGATCCCACAAGAAAAGAGCACAAGAGTTGTTGTCCCTTATGCTCCTTACGATAGATCTAGAGAAGTATCAGCTCCAATGGAGCTTATCTCACATATAGTTGGGATATGTGGTAAATGTGTTGACGACCATCACAGAAAACTATCAGAATCCATGGACTCTAATCCCCAGTCCTCTAACTCAACATCTTGATTGAGTAACATACGCAACGCCATGCGTTGCTTCTCAGTATAAAATACCTTCTCAGCATCACAGTTCTTTAAGAACACTGGGTATGGTATTGTGATTGGACAAGTACTGTGGCACAGTCTAAAAATAGTACAGTCTTTACAGTGCGACTCATTACGATCTAGTGTGATGTCTTTAATAACAACTGTGTCAATTGTTTCAATAGTCCCATACTTGTATTCTTCTCCACTATGTGGGCATAGTCGTATGTCGCCATTGATATCTAAACTAATAACATCTTCACTGGCAGCACCACAATTAGTATGATGCAGTCTAATCTCTGATTTTTCAAACTCTTGCAGTAATGTAAAGGCACCATCAGCAAAGTTAAACAAACTATTAAACAGTATGTCTCCGTCCCTTGTTGGTCCTAAACGCATTAGTTGTTCTCGACTTGCTTCTAAGTACTCCTGCATTTGTTTTTGGAAAGCAAGCAGGTCATCGCCCTGTATAGCCCACTCGTTATTAATGTCGCTTGCGTCATATATCTGACTCATGCTCATTACTAATTGTACTGGTATATTGTACTTGTCACGTACTTCTTTAAAGAAATCATTAATGGCAAATAGATCACAGTTGTTCTTAGTTAATACAGTGTTGAAACTGAATCCAACTTTAGGACTTAGTTTGCCGATCTCTCTAATGATATCTGCTTTCTTTTCAATGATTTCAGGTCCACGCTGTGCTTCTTGTCCTGGACCATCATGACTGATAGTGATAGACACATGTCCTTGTACTGTTTTAAAGAACTCCACATGCTTCATACCTAGCGGACTGCCGTTAGTACAAATGTAAAACTCGATGTCTGGCTTATCAAATGCTTTTATAATCTCTACGCAGTCTTTCCAGTAGAGTAATGTTTCGCCACCCCACATCTCGATGCGTTGTACGTGACTGACATCTAAGTGCGTCTTGATGTCGCTAATAAACTTTTCTGTATTTTTATTTCTAGGACGTTCAAATGGATTACCAATATCCTTTTGCATACAGTAACCGCAGTTGAAGTTACAACCGTGTCCCATTAAAATACGCAGTGCTGCCACATGTTTACGTTTAGTTCTAGACTTCTTCATATCCATATACTTGGCAACAGATTCTGCAGGGAATTGGTTTTCAAATGTAAACTGAGAACCATCACTTAGATATAATAACCCCTTTTGATTTTCAACAAAAACACAATCGCCATTGGCAGCTCGATATCTTGAATAACTCATTATTTTCTCATTATTGTTATTGTGTGATTTGGAAAGTATCTTTCATTTAATCTAGACAACACACGGCTATGTCCCAGATCCATACCAACATTAATAACACCTACTTCTTTATTAGTAAAATCAAAAGTGTAAACGTTATCTTCTTTAGTGTATGGAATATTACTTATAACATTTACGGTTGGGGCTGTAGAAATTCCCCATACATCTCTCATTGTATCATGTATGTTCATTGTGAATTTGTTGTCACTGACTAATACATGAGATGGATTTATATCGTTTGGAAGTACTGTACAATTATCACCAAACAAAGGATGTGAAACAAATACATTATGGAAGTTTGAAGTTCTTGGCAGAGTAATGAATCTTGATCCAGTCTTCCTGCACACGCCAAAAACATTTGAGTTATATTTGATTGTTGTGGGATTGGTAGTAATTAGGTAACAACCGTTTTTACCAAATTGTGTAACAGTGAGGTATTCAGCTAAGTCAAATACATCATGTGTATATGTAATACTTGGATCACTGCACTCAACTATTTTATCATCTAATCTAGCCATCCAACTACAGCCTGCTAGAATGTCGTTATTTGAAATCTGTCCTCGGCTATCGCCAATAAAGATTGTACCAAATATAGCAGTAGTTACATTTGGGTTAGCCTTTAAAAAATTAACTGCAACCTCAACATCAACTTCAACACTCATTTGAAGATCGAGTTGTTTTGCATAATCTCCGCCTGGTCTGCCTAAAACTAGATAATGGTCACACCCATTTGATGTCCCATCACCTAATAGTCTAAGACTCCAGTCGTCAGCAGAGAACCAATCAATTTTTGGTTCTATATTTTTAAAATGTATATAATCTAAAAATGTGCTGTCTTCACCAAATCTACAGTCAACGTTGAAACCTCGAATTGCATTGTGCCCAGAGTTATCTTCTATAGGCAATATTACAAAATCTGTCATGTTATACTAGATTACAACCATTACCTAAACAGTTACAACGACAGTTGCAATCGCACTCGCAATTGGTTGTGTATGTATCTGTAATACTGTGTGTATGGTTTACAAATGTTGCTAGGATAGACAAGGTATTACGCAACTCTTGTGCTGTTATTTTTGTGTTTGCCCCAACTGCATCTCTTGCTGATCCTAGATTGGCTTCTGCTGTATTAATCGTTCCCATCTTAACTCTCCTGATCTACAGTTCTGTGACTGTGATTTATGACTTGGTTATGTAAATTTATGCCAAAATTTACATCATCTGCGTAAATCCTGAAGCCTCCACCAGTATTAGGCGGTGAGCCTACTCCTGGCACGGCAGGGTCTACTGTTCTTCTAGTTCCTACTCCAGCACCGTAACCAGACGGATCTTTATTACCGCCAGTATGTTGCCCAAATAAATCATTCCATGTGTGCGTATGCCCACAAAGATCCACCATTAGTTGGTTTATTATACGTATATCAGAGCCACGAATTCTACTCCCTACTAACACATTTCCCAGCACAGTTGAAGCACTGATTAAAATATTATTACTTAAATTTGATGTTGATGTGGTTACGGTTCGAGTGGCCATTATATTTCCTTAAGAAGTTGAATCTTCTGTTGAGTGTTTGTGATTTCTTAAAACGTTGTAGATGCTTATAAAATAGTTGTAATGATTTCTATCAACTATTTGTTCTTGGGCAACACCATCTAAGAATCCAAAATTAGTGTCAATCGCTGCCACAGAGTTAGTTTCCTGACTACCACGATTTGAATATCCGTTAGGGTTGGTATTACCAAAAGTCTTTTGGCCATATCTATCAACCCAATCGTGCGTATGACCTGTAGCGGTTATGAACAAACTTGCCATATCACTGAAATGTTCTGCTCTTATTATAGTATTTCTAATGAACTTGTTATTCAATGTGGAAACCTGGCCAGTATAATTCGCGCCACCTAAGCTGGCACTGGCAGTGGTGGTTGTTACTACTCGTTCGGCCATATTAACTCCTTAATCTATTGTACTCATATTTATTACAAAAAATCAATATTTTTTAGCCTGCAGAAACCCCCGATAAATACCCTATGAAAAAGAGAATCTTTGTTTTTAGTCCAAGCACAGCATTTGTTTGGAATCTCCCAGCACTACTACTGAACTTTCAAAGGCATCACGAGCAGTTTGGAAGACACCCAGATTCTTGGGAATGGTGCGATCCAATCTTTGATTTTAAGTATAAAGATGTTGATGAACTGGCAAAGGTTGTAGTTGATGATATCCGCCCAGATGTGTTGTGCTTGGGTGTGTATGTATGGAATGAAGATTTATGTATTGAGCTGGGTAAACGTGTTAAAGAAGCACTGCCCAACTGTATGATTGTAATTGGGGGCAGTCAAATTAGTTTCCTTAGAGACCCAACTTGGTTTGATAGACATCCATTTATTACCTATGGATGTCACGTTGACGGCTACGGTGAAATGTTTATGACAGAGTTGTTAGACCAAATCACTGAAGATAACATACAAGAAGACAAAGTTCCGTTATTGTGTAAACCTATTCCAGGTGGATACGTACAGCTAGGTCCTAATCCAAATAAGAGAGAGTTTATCTGGCCTAAAAACATTTATGATAAGAATGATGAGAGATTAGTACGTTGGGTCGCAGAGGCTCGTGAACGTAAAGAGTACATCGCTTGGATTATGGAAACAACTAGAGGTTGTCCATACTCATGTACATATTGTGAGTGGGGAGGTGGCATTGGTACTAAGGTAGTACAGAAACCTTTTGAACAAGTGCTGGAAGAGATAGATGTTATAGCAAGTTTGGGTGTGTACAAAGTATGGGGATCTGACGCCAACTTTGGAATATTAGCAAGGGATATTGAGATTGCACAATATCTAGCTGATACTAAGAAGCGTACTGGCTACCCTAAAATGTTTGAATACTTGGGACCTGCTAAGAATAATCAAGAGCGTGTAGAAATCATTAACGACATTGTGTTGGGCGCAGGCATGATGGGCAACTGGAGTTTGAACTTACAATCGTTAGATGATGAAGTACTTAAGAATATCAAACGCACAGACTTACCACTACAAAAACGTATTGAATCTCATATGAAGTTGATTAAGAAGTATAACTTAGATCTCAACTTACAGTTTATACACCCGCTACCAGGTTGGGGATGGAGACATTTCTTAGATGAAATAGATTTTCAATCCAAGTACACTATCTGGAATGCTACTAGGTTTGAACTACAAGTATTACCTAATACAGAAATGGCTGATCCTGAAAACATTGAAAAGTTTGGACTTAAACTCAAACGAGTACATTGGTCAAATGAGTTGCCAGATCAGGATGACGGACAAATTAAAAATGTTGTAGTGTTTGATCCAGCAAGGGTTGATGTAGATGATACAACAGTTAAGGATCTTAGATACAAGTATAGTGGATGTAGTTACTCTGTTACGTCAAGTAATGCAATCACTGGACATGAACTAATTAATGTGCGTTGGACTATTGCTAATATTATGGTGATGCAAATGTATGGTATGCTAGCTGATGTTACTGATTGGCTAGATGCAAGTGGCACAAGGCACAGCAGTTACTTTGATAAATTTGTCAATGATTGGCTTTGGAAGGACTCTAATAGTTACAGCAAAATTAATGTGATGCAAAAGTTTTGGAAAGATTTGGAAAATGATTGGCTAGGTGACGAAGAAGTTGCACATCACAATCACATGTTTCCCTTGCATGAGTTTCCTTTCCTAATTGATTCTTCACAGCTAATGGTATATGCTTGGTTGTCTGATCCAGAATTGTTGATTGATTGGGCTAATTGGATAACCGAAGAGTTTGGTGAGAAAGCAGGTGACCTTGCCGAGTTATGTATCAAACGTGTTATCAATATAAAATGGGATCCAGTTAACGGATCAATCACTGACAGCAAGTGGGATTGGAGACCATGGATATATGAACGTCAAGAGCCAATTGAAAAGCCTACTAAGCTACGTTGGAAACAAACACATTTTAGAGGACAGTTGTTGCCTAACTTTCCATACGGTGATGAACAAACAGCTAAACTATGGATACTATATAACATGTATCCTATACATCAACAAGTACAAGAACGACACTCTTGGACTAGAGATGATATACAGAGTCAAGCATATTTGGCTAGACGTTCAGAGGAAATCTAATGCAGTTAAATCTATTCACTTGTCCAGTGTTATATGTTGAAGCTCCTGTTGATATGCAATGTATCCACAGTGAGATGAATACTGACTGGCAAGAAACATGGATACGTGGCGAGTTTGCAGACAACACAGAGATGTATAAACTTAAAAAGTTTGTGGTTGACACTGCACACGAATACTTTGACCAATGTGGGTTTAAGGATATAGAACTGCGTTCCACCAATGTGTGGCTTAACAACAACGAACATGGTGATTACATTCATCCTCATCATCACGGGGTAACTTTGGTAACTTGGTCATATTATCTAACTACAGATGTGGATACAGGTGACATCGTGTTTATAGATCCCAAAGGAAACAACAGTTGGTCTTATCTTACTGCGTTACAAATGCACCCAGATAAGGTAAACGGGGCATACTTGTATAGAGTAACTCCCAAACCCAACCATCTTATTATGTTTCCTGGATGGTTACAACACTTAGTTGAACCAAACAAATCAAAGTCTGTAATAAGAAAATCTATTACAGGTGATTTTCACACTAAAGAGTTCGTAGACTACTACGAAACTACAAGCATACATGCACAGAGAGATTTATTAAATCCCAACAACAGACCTAAGGAGCAATTGGAATGATATCTAATTCAGAAGTAAAAGAACTATTCCCAACACCAGTACTGATATTTGATGTTGATTCAGATGTGAATAAAGTATGTGAGGAAATGGAACAGATTGACAACTGGAAATCTAAACTGATTGCACACGAACTTCCTGGAACAGAAATACAAAAAATGTATGATGAGATACAGCAGGAGATCGCCAAGTACAGTGCCCAGTACAATTTGCCAGGCACCGTTACATTAGGCACGGCTTGGAGAATTTGGCACGACTACGGGGAAAGAGAAACAGCGCACTTCCACTTGGGTGGCTTCTTCAGTAGTATTGTATATTTGAAAACACCAGTGGGCGGCGGTGATCTACTGGTAATGGATCCACGTGGCCCAATCTGTTGGAATATGTTTAGTACTGAAGACTATAACAAATTGAATCCAGGAGCAAGTGATTGTCGTGTTTATCAAAGGATAATCCCACACGCTGGCAGAGTTGTTGTTTTGCCTAGTTGGTTAATACACTACTCAGAACAAAACTTTTCGCAGGAGTCTAGAATATTAGTAGTCAGTGATTGGACACTGACTGGATGGCAAACTGTTCAAAGAGATGAGGATTACAAAACTGATGTGACCAACTTGTAAGTCGGGTCATCAATCTTGTGTTGTTGGCACCACTTCTGTGCCATACTCAATGCTAAATCAAAATTGTCACTGTTAACTGCGAACACAGTCTTATTCACAGTATCAATATGACTTGCACCAACTATACGACCTTGTTCAAATACTGCTAGGATAACATTGGTTGTTGGTTCATCAAAAATAACATTGATGTTTTCGTGCAGATCGCCAACAAAGTTTTGGTAAAGTTTGTATTCAAAAGGGTGTAGTCTTCGTGCGTTCATAATTGTCCTCAATGAATTAGTTATCTATTACATAGTATAGCATAAACTATTAAGAAAGTCTTGCCAAAATGAGCAAATCACTCTTGACATTTACTGGTAATTCCACTATAATTAATACTGTAAAAATTACTTAGGAATCGTAATGTACAAAATTATCGCAGCCTTAGAAGCAGACAACAGCCGCCTAGCTAAGGAAGCTATCATCACTCGCGAGATGGAAGCAGACAATAAAGAATTCTTTGAAGGCGCTTTGCTTTGTCTTAGCCCTTTCATTACATTTGGAGTTAAGAAAGTTCCCACACACGGTGGTCCAGATGGACAGGGTCTCCCCTGGGTAGTGTTTAAAGACTTGGCAGACAAACTAGCCAAACGTGAACTTACTGGACATGATGCACGTGACGCGATTGAACTGTGCCTTAAGACAGCCAAGCAAGATGAATGGAATGGCTGGTACAAGCGCATCCTTACCAAAGACTTCAAAGCAGGATTTGGTGAAAGCACAATTAATAACTGTGCAAAGAAACTAAAGAACAAAGAGTTTGGCATTCCATTGTTTGAATGTCAGCTGGCACATGACTCAGCCAAACACGAAAAGAAAGTAACAGGCAAGAAGCTTATTGAAGTTAAGCTGGATGGTGTGCGTGTTATCACTATTGTACATCCAAACGGCATTGTTAACATGTACAGCCGTAATGGCAAAGAGCTGGTTAACTTCCCACACATTGCAGAACAGTTTGCCAAGTTCGCTGGCAACTTGAAAGAGCCAACTGTGTTTGATGGCGAAGTTATGTCCAGCTCATTCCAAGACCTTATGAAGCAAGTGCATCGCAAGAGCAACGTACAGGCAAATGATGCTGTACTGCATTTGTTTGACTACTTGCCTTTGAAGAACTTCCAAAAGGGTGCATGGGATATGCCACAGACATTCCGCATTGCACAACTGAACAAGTGGAAAGAGTCCACTGGTGACTTTGCGCCTAACATCCAAACACTGGACTTTGAAGAAGTTGATTTGGACAGTATGGTTGGACAAATCCGTTACAAGGAAATTAATGCACAGGCCATTGCTGGTGGATACGAAGGCATCATGCTCAAAGATCCAGAAGCAGGGTACGAGTGCAAACGTAGTGTGGCTTGGTTAAAACTCAAGCCGTTTATTGAAGTATCCTTGACCGTTGTGGGCGTTGAGGAAGGTACAGCAGGAACCAAGAATGAAAACAACTTGGGCGCATTGATTTGTGAAGGTGAAGATGATGGAAAATTTATCCGGGTTAACGTGGGTGGCGGCTATAGCGATGACTTGCGTCGTGAGCTATGGGATAATAAAGATACGTTGGTGGGACAGATTGTTGAAGTACGTGCAGATGCGGCTACTAAAGCACAAGATGGAGAAACTTGGAGCCTTCGATTCCCTAGATTCCTTCGTTTCCGCGGCTTCGAAGTTGGCGAGAAAATTTGAGAGAAAACCAATTATGATGGATAAGATGGCTATCAAAGATACCTTATACGGAGGTATCTTTGAAATGATGAATAACAGTAAATACTTTTATTACAGTAGTGTAGGACACAACTACTGCCATTGGACTGATGAAGGAGTAAAGGCACTGACAGAATATCTTAAGTTAATGACTCCAATCCTTTTGACCAATGAAAGAGAGGTTCTCGATAAGAGAGCAAAACAACTGGTCCTAGATGGGCTAAAAGGAAAAGAGATCTAACCGTGGCAAAAGAAGATGTTATTGTAATGGAGGGCAAGGTAACTGACCTGCTACCAAATACAATGTTCAAAGTAATACTGGAAAATCAAGTAACCATTACTGCACACATGTCAGGCAGAATGCGTCAAAATAGAATTACCGTCCTGTTAGGGGATCGCGTAACCGTAGAAATGAGCCCTTACGATTTAAGCAAGGGCCGTATTAGTAGAAGACTTTAATCTAATACAACAGCTGGGCAGTTAGCACGTAACCATTCGCCCATGTTCCTACATTTATTATGAAATAGTTCTCGTTTAAGAATAACAGCACCAGCCATTGGCGCAATTTCTTTTGAGTATGGATCCAACACGGAGTCCAAATCATTAGCACCTTGGATCATGTCGTTGAGCATATCTCTACCTACACGTTGTTGATGCGTAGGTAGAGAATCTATTGCTTCTTTTATGATCAAGATGTGTTTTTGAAAACGTTCGTTATCTCTAACCATCATGATAGGTAGTTCTCCCAACTTGGATGACGGAAGTCAAAGTGCAACTTCTTACGCTTGTCCACAAGTTCCCAATAGGTTGGCTTGTATGGAGCACGTTTTGGTTTAATGCGCTTGTCGTTGCCCTTATTAGCATTACACTTAGAGCACGAACAAGTTGCATTTTCCCATGTTGATTTCCCTCCATGACTTGTGGGCAATACATGATCCAGCGTAGCAGTTTTCTTATTCACTGGTACACCGCAATATTGGCACACATACCCATCACGTAGAAATACATTATGTTTACTGTAACGAACATAACTCTTAGTTTTTTGGTAGTCCCTCAACACCATAACGGCAGGCACCCTGGTTTCCCAAGATGAGCTACGTACGAACCAGTCATCGTGCCATTCCAAAGGAACAGCTTTGTCGAGGACTAGATACGTAATAGCATCCTGCCAAGTCACGGTACTCAAAGGAAGTACACTAACTGGCTGGCAGTCTGCATTAAGGACTAGACAATCTGACATTAAAACCTCACTTATAAAAGCATATTTACCCTTACAGTTTAGCAGGTTTTACTCAAAAGAGCAAACTGCATAAGCTCAAATGCACTAACTAACTATATGAAAAAACTTTTTTGGAACACAATAGGCTTTGCCAGCCTTGGAATGGCATACATTGGATTCATAACTCCTGGCATACCTTTCTCAATTTTCTTAGTATTTTCTGCTTATTGCTTTGCCAAAGTAAATCCAAAGATGCATGCCTGGTTATACAATCATAAATGGTTTGGGCCTTTCCTAACCAACTGGGGCGAGAAACGTGTGTTCCCCAAAAGCGGCAAGATACTGATGGTAGTGGTTATGGAGAGCAGTTTGCTCATCATGTGGTTTACTACTGGAAATATTAAAGCAGTTATCTATACTGGCATCACTATGTTATTAGTGGCCATATGGGCCTGGCGTTATCCTGACACTAGAGAAGAATGGCAACGTAGAAAAGATGCTGGCGAGAAGATTGGCTGGTTAAAGTAACTTAACCAGCGCAGCCACTAAGTCCTCAATCATGCCATCATCGTGGAATGGTGTTGGGGCAAATCTTAAACGTTCAGTTCCCACAGGCACAGTTGGATAGTTAATAGCCTGAACATAGATATTGTGTTCATTTAACAGTGCATCACTGATTGCTTTGGCTTTCTTAGCATCGCCAATCAGCACAGGCACAATATGCGTAGTGCTGTCCATCACAGGGATACCTGCTTTACTCAAACTGTGCTTTAACTTACTGGCACGTTCTTGATGTTTTTCACGCAGATCCCCGTTTTCTTTTAAGAATTTGACTGCGGCTAAACCACCAGCACAGATAACAGGACTCAAACTGGTTGTGAATATAAACCCACTGGCCACACTACGAATAGCGTCCATGACCACTTTGTCGCCTGCAACATAACCGCCAGTAACACCAAATGCTTTACCCAGTGTGCCGTTGATAAAGTCTGCTTCACGTTCTAAGCCTAGTTCTTCAATTTTGCCACCACCATGTTCTCCATACAGGCCTACGGCGTGTACTTCGTCCACATAGCTGATAGCACCGTAGAGTCTGCATAGGTTTAGAATTTCAGCAATTAAACTAACATCTCCATCCATGCTATAGACACTTTCAAATACTACGCAGGGAGTTTTACTTCGGCTAGTAACGTCTTCTAATTTTTCTCTTAAATCTTTTAAATCGTTGTGTTTGAATATATGCTTGGGCGCCTGACTATGACGCATACCCTCTATGAGAGACGCATGATTCTTACTGTCGCTGACAAATTCTAACTTGGGTAGTATTTTTGCCAATGCAATCAATGTCCATTCATTGGCCACATACGCACTGGAAAATAGCAGTGCTTTATCTTTTTTGTGCAATGTGGCTAACTCGTGTTCTAGGGCAACGTGATAATGACTAGTGCCCGCAATGTTGCGGGTGCCGCCTGACCCTGCGCCAGTCATGTCCAATGCTGTGTGCATAGCATCAATAACAACTTTGTGCTGTCCCATGCCTAAATAATCGTTACTGCACCAATTAACTATTGTTTTAATTGCGTACGGACCGTACCAAATAGCATTAGGAAACTTTCCGTTTTCACGTAAAATATCGTTAAACACACGATATTTGCCAGTTTCTTTAAGATTGTCAATCAGATCTTGGAATGGTTGCTTGTTAATCATGTGCATATTTACGCTAAATATCTTTAGAGGGCGACTGATATGACTAAGAAACTAATAAACTTGGGTAACGAAAATGCAGGCAACGGTGATCCGCTTCGTGTTGCATTTAGTAAGATAAATGATAATTTTGATGAACTATTTTTAATAACAGGCGGGGCCACGTTACAAGAGTTGGCCCAAGATTATGCGGCATCGATGTTCACTTCTGGAACACACACCGGAATGTACGTAACTTATATTGATGCCCAAAATAAGATTAATTTAACAGTAGCTAATCAAACTTGGAATCAAATTA